GCCAAGTCGTCGTCCAAGGCTTTCAGCGCGGGCGAGACACTCTCCAAATAAGCCGAACCAGTCGGGGCTGGCGCCATCAGGTCTGCGGCCGGCGTAGGATGCCTCGGTGCCCCGGGCGGCAAGTTGCTTGCGCAGCCCGTCAATACGGACAAAAGCGGCATCACGATCGCGCTCAACCTGGGCCAACTTCGATTCAGTTTTCTGCCGCGCAAGGACGGCGCTGCGGTGTTTGGCATCAGCACGGTCTCTTTCCTCCTGCCAAGCTCGCTCGATGGCGGCCTGGCGCTTTTCGATCTCGACCTGCCGGGCGTCACCACCGGCGAGGAACTGGCGCGCCCCGTACCACTGGCGTTCCAGCACCGCCGCGGCTAGCAGCGCTGCACCAATCACGGCGGCAACGACATAGCCCTTCCAACCGGCGATCATTGCGCCGCCATACACTTGGCATGCCTCTCAAGCTGGCGCGTCCAGACGCCGCGGCAGATCCTGTTCCCCGGCGTCGAGCAATCGAACCCGTCGACAAATCGCCAGTTCAGCAGTGCGTCACATGCCTGCCGGTAGTCGCCACGAAGCAACCAAGTGCGTGGCGATTTCGGCTTCTGCCAGTTGCCGCAACCGTATTGCCCGACGAAATCGTGATATTCGTCGTACTCGGCTTGGCTCAACTTCACGCCCGGCAGCGTGCGCACCAAGCATCGGTGCTGGTCGCTGCCCAGGTTGCGCGCCAGTTCTGCCGCCCGCTGCCGGGTGATGGGCGGATCGGTCATGCGCACCGGCGTGCCGTCCTCGTAGCGCGTGCTGCCGTGGCCTATCGTCGGCACGTCGCCCCTGGTTGGAATGACAGGCGTAGGCGTAAAGCCCTCCGACGCCTGCCAGGCAGCAAAGCCGACTGCACTCAGCGACAGTAGGCCCACCGCAAGCCGTTGGCGCAAGCTCATAGACCACACCGTTCGCGCAGCGCGGCAACCCGCTCCCGGCTCTCGGCACTTTCCCGGCGGTCACGACGAACCTGAAAATACAGGTTTGCGGCCAGACCCACGACTGTGGCCACGCCGGCAATGATCGCCGTCCAATTCCAATCTGCCATCGATGCCACCAGGCTGGCGGCACCGGCCACGGGCGTGGCGCGCGAGGACAGTGCGATCCCAAGGGCGTCAACGGCCGAATCACTGAACTTCATTTTTATGATCCTTTGGGGCATGGTGACTCCCGTCGGTAAACGCGTCGGTCAGATATTGGTCGCTCATGCCGGTCCCAGCCGCCGCGGATCATCGTGCAGGTACAGGCCGCCATCCCAGCCCGTCACAACCTCTTCGTCGGATTCCACTGCGCCTTCGGGGAGTGGATTTGTTATGTCGGTCAGTCCGTGGTCGACCTCGACCAGGCCGTAATCCCAGTCGCCGATATTGATGACGATGCCGTTCAGTCTGATGACTTTCATTTTGCGACCCATCCCGTATTGCCCGTTCCGATTTCCTTGACGTACAGCGTCGTGTTTGCCCCACCAGATGTGCGCGAGTAGAGGCTGCCAGGAGACGCGGTATTTGCGCCTTCCGGGCTTGTTGCTCCTGAAAGCCAAATAGGGCCACCCGTCGCGCCAAGCCCGAGTTGTGGTGCGCGGAAGGTGCCGGTGCCCGCGCCGTAGGTCATGGACAGGGTGCCCCCGGAGCGCGACAACGCAGGCACCGTGGTGTCAGGCCCGAAGAACATCTTCCCGGTGCCATCCCAGAAGCCGACGACGGCGTCCGTGTCGCTGCGGCGCAGTTCGATCAGGCTTTCACCGATCAGACCGCGATATGCGGTAGGCCCAAAGCGACTACCTGAACCCTCAATAAGAATTCCGGCCTTGCGCGTGGATTGATCATCGAGTGGCGTAGTAACAGAGCCAGCGCCCACGAAGTAGCCAGACAGGCGGCCGAGGGGTAGCGTGCCGGTAAGTTGAAGGAAGCTCGCCATCGCGCCGCCAGCGTGGAAGATATCGTCCACGGAGACCTGCTTGATGCTCGACGTGATAATCGGAACGTTCGCCGTGCCCGCAACCAGGTTGTGAAACGTGCCTTTGAAATTGACACTCTTTGCCAAGTTGGAAACGCCAACAACTCCGAGGGGCGCCGTGCTCTGTTCCAGGTAGGTGCCGATGAAATTGATCGAGTATCCGCCCTGGATATCCAACATATAGTTGGTGCCGCCGCTGTATTGGAATACGCAATTTTTGAACGTTATCGAACCCGGCGTTCCCGTGATAAGCAGCGCCTCGGCAGTGCAATTGCTGACGTAAAGCCCATCAAAACCTAAGGCGTTGCCGCCCGTGTCAACATGCAGCCCCTGGTAGTTCTCCCACAACTCGACGTTGTAGAAATTGTTGGACCAGCTATTCACACGGAACGCGGGCCCTGCGCCTACACCAAATATCCGCACGTCTCGCATGAAGCATGATTTGTCAGCGTCCCCTGTCAAACCATCGGACAACCCGCGAAAGTCAACGCCCCGAGTAGTAAGGGGATTTCCTACAAATGAAATGCCTTCGATCCCGCATCGCCGACGATAGACAGCCCCGGACCCGACAGAACTGGCGAACAGGGGTTTGTCATTCGTGTTATTGATGATCACAGATTGGCCGTCTTTGCCATCACCTGATAGCACCTGCCCGTCTACGGCCCACGTCAGGGTGTCAGTGACGTTGGCAATCCCTAACACACGCACTTTTTTGCCTGTGGCGAGAGCCCTTTGGAGCGGGATAGTGTCATCGGTCACTCCGTCCAAAACCGCGCCGAAATCCTTCACGTTGACGAAGTCCCGCATCTTGTCCTGGAACGTGCGGAAGATCGCGCCAATGCCAGCTTGCAGAAACCAGCCGAAGCCGCCGACGACGCCGGCGATAGCCTTGTCCACATAGTCCGTGACGAACGCGAACATGGAGCGCCGGTTGACGGCGTCTTGGTCCGCCGCAGGGTCGGCCAGGTCTTGGATGCGGTTGTTGTTGGCGCGGTAGCTGCCATGGCCGTCCACGTCGTACGGGCCCAGCACCAGGGCGCGCCGAATCCAGCCGAAGGCGCTCTTGATCGCCAGCCACAGGCGGTCGAAATCGAAGTTCACCGTACCGGCGAACAGGTCGCCGTAGTCCTGGTAGTCAATGGCGCGTGCCGCGACAACTGCCAATTCCATCAGGATCGGCGCCCCAGCGGCTGGCGGGGAAGCGAAGGTGACGGATCCGCCCTGCAACTGGCCCAGGCCGCTGACACTGTATTGCGATGGCGGGAGAACCGTGCCCGAGACGGAAACCTGAAGATCCCGGGCCTCCAGGCACAGAAAGTCGAAGGGGAAAACGACCGTGATGCCGTTGCCTACGGCTTCGGTCCGGATGTTCGAATTTTCGGGGACAGTCACGGCAGGGACTCCGGCGCACGCGCCGGCCCTGCCGGCGGCTAGGTTTCGAGGGTGACCTCGTGCACACCCCCTGTTGGGCGCCAATCTTCCCGCCCACCCACGGCCGAAATCTCGGCTTTTTCCCTGACCATGCGGCCAATCCGCACCGGCGCCTGCAACACCGCGCCGGCACCGCTATCCAGGTAGTCGTCGGGCTGGTTGATGATCGAGGGATCCCAGTCCTTCATCTGGTCCCACATCGGGCCGTTCAGCACGTCGACGTGCGCCCACATGACGCCGGATTTCATGGGAGGTTCCAGGCCGTCCAGAATGCGTGGATTCTTCGGCCCGGTGACCTGCACAGCCTTCACGCCACAGTGCAGACCCTGCTGTTTCAGTGCCTGCTGCAGGAGCTGCGGGACGAAAGCGCCGTTCCCGTTCGTCTCGACATAGACGTTCGGAATGTTGAAACGCTCGATCAGCGCGCAGGCCTGCATGACCTGGCCGCCCTCGATCCTGGCGTTGCGGCTGTCGCTGAACTCGGCGAAGTCGCCAACCAGTCCATCGCAGACATGCCAGTACACGTTCCCAGCGGCGTCGTCCAGCATGAGGGAAAAGGCCGACGCGTCGCTGGTCACCTTCCCGAGCGAGCAGTCCCAATAGGCGCGGGCGCTGACGATCTGGACATTGCCCAGCATCATGCGCACACCCTTGTTCGCGCGCTCGACGCGCGGGTGCACGTCGTAGGGGCGGATGAGTTCGGGATCCAAGCGCGACTCCTTGATGGGTTTGGCCTGCAACTGGTACTGGGAATCCCAGTAGTTCAGGGTCCGGGTCTTCTGGCGGCGCAGTTCGATTTCCGGCCGGGTAAATCGTTCTGGCCAGGCGCAGCGCCCGTAGATGTCCAGCACCGCGCGCGGCGGCGCGGCGAAGATGATGCAGCCGCTCTCGAACCGATAGTCCTTCCCTTCGACCAGCAACCGCGCGTGCTTATGGACGCCCACCATGATGTACAACCCGTCTGGCCCCGGCTTGAACGGCACGCGGTAGGACGTGGCCCTGTCCGTATCTTCGTAGCGGATGGAGTCTTCGAACAGGGGAATGGTCAGCGACGCCGCGCCGGCGGCAATCATTTCCGGGTAGATGGAGTCGTGCGTGTGCGGCGTGCCGATGTAGGTTTCCTGGCCGCCGGGCACCAGGATGAAGGTCGCCTCCTGGATCTTGGCGCGCAGGTTCTCCCGCGCCTCGGCCGTCCGGATGTTCTTCGGGACCTCGACGTCGTCATAGTCGATGTCCCGGGCCCGGGCGCTGGTGACGTTCTGGTTCACACCCACCGCGGTCATGCTGGCGTTGCGCGGATCGATGGCGCCCGACACCCAGAACATCTGCGAACCGGGCTTGGTGGGCAGCATGCCGCCGCACAGCGGGTGCCTGCGCAGCACGTTGATAGTGTCCCGGGTCAGCTTCTTGGCCAGCGGCCCGTCGGCCGCCCAGATCAGGGATACCCAGGTGCCATCGCAGTATAGCTGCCAGGCCTTATATACGGCGTACAGGGTCGACTTCGCCGCGCCGCGGAACACCTGCAGCACGCGCATGGGGTCGCGGCAATGCTCCAGCCAGTCGCAGATCCGGACGTGCAGGTCCGGCACAGTCCAGCCCTGGACCTTCGCCCACATCAGGAAGAAGGCCAGGAAGGAAATCTTCTTTTTCATCGGGCCGCGCCGGCCGCCTTCCTGGCTTGTGCCAGCACGCGTTCGGCCTCTTTCTCGGCCTTGCGGATTTCCGCGTCCAGGCCGCCTTCATCCGCGCCCGGCGCGTCCGGCGTCACCTCGACGCCGCCGCCGTCGCCCGCCGTCTGGCGCTGGACCAGGCCGATCAGGCTGGCGTTGCGCGTGAGGACCGATTGCGTCGCGGCTACGTTCTTCTTGCACCAGTACCGATCCCCACGCGTCTGCTGGTCCATGGCGCCAGGCGCGAGGCCGGAGCCCGGCCACAGTTCCGGGTCCATTTCCTGCAGCAGCACGTCCACCAGCTTTTCCTGCAGCGCAATCAGGCGCTCGAATTGGTCTTGCCTCATCATCGACTCCACAGGCGGGAAAGATCGGGCCCACGCTCCGGCAGTCCAGGCCCCAGTTGCCACCAGTAATCCTGGTCATGCTGCCGCGCGGCGCGGCGTTCCACTCGGCTCAAGTATCCCGGGCTGAGGTTTTCTTGCAAGGCGTGGAAGAAGGTGTGATCGATGGCGCCGGACAGCCACCAGAGATTCTGGTACGGCAGCGTCCCGCGCACAGTCCGCGCCGCGCCGGCGCCCAGGTTCAAGTCGTCGCCGCTGGCCGCGCGCCAGGCGTTCTCCACGCCCAGGCCCACGACGTCGAACAGGGTGCCCGCCGTCGGGCCCAGCGCAGTGCTACCCGCCATCCCTGCAAACCCTCCGGGATCCTCGCGCGGATCCTGGAATAGCAGATCACCGAGGATCGACGCCCCGCCTCCCTGTAAAAAGGCTTCGGTCCAGAATCTTCCGCTGTTGATTGCCAGTGGGTCGCGCCCCGACAGCATTTCCTTAATCTGGAACGCGATGCCGCCAGCAATGGTGGTGCCCACCAGCATTGCGCCGGTATAAGCCAAGCGGTTGGCCGCCGCCGGCGCGCCGTCCACCCCACGAGGCGTGTCGATCATTCGGCGCCAGTGCCGCGAAATCATAGCGAGAGGAAAACTCTTGAACTGCATGACGGACCGCGCAAGCTCACCGCGCTTGGTGCCAGCCTGCAGCCCCCCCCAGGTCTGTGCGCCACGAGTCGCAAGATCAGGATTTATCACCGCATATTCCGACTCGTCCCGGATCAGGCCCAGCACCTTTGACACCAGTTGCGGTGCATTGTCCACGCCCGTGGCCATGATCGCCTCTGGCGTCAGGTATTGCTGCCCGCGGTACTCGGTCGGCTGCACGCGGCTTATCACCGCCCAATCATCTCCAGTGATCCCCTTGCGCGCCAGGTGCGTGCGGTCCCATTCCGTCAGCGCACCCCAGTCCTTTCCGGCCATCTTGCCCAGGCCGCCCATCATGGTCATCTGGAAGGCGCGGCGCATGCTGTCGGTCCAGGCGTTCATGAAGGAAAGCTTCATAACGCTGTTCGCGACCTTGCCGGACCAGTTGTTTCGGATGTGGTCGCCCGAAAACCGGTTCAAGTCGGAAACCAGCGATTCGGCGATCAGCCCATGCGCGCTCAGGAATTCGCGCGTCTCACCGCTGAACTGGCCGCCGATGTTCTTGAGCGCCTGCCAGTAGGGAAGCTTGTTGTAGCCCGCCGTCACCAGGTAGGTCGGGATGTCTGAAATGGACGCCCAGACGGCTCGGCCCAGCTTGGACGCGACGTTCAGATTGCGAACGTCGGCCGCGACGCGCGCCAGATTGGCATTCTGCGCATTACCGGCCGTTCCCATTATCAGGTCGAAATATACCTGGGGAGAACTTCCAAACGAGTTCCGTATGCCGCCATCTTGAATCTCGGCAATGTCAGCCTGCACCTGAAACTGGTGGGTCGGGTTGGGCCCGTAGCGCTCGACCAGACCGATATCGCGCGCCAAACCAGAAATGTGGCCAGTCATGGCATCGTACATGCTGCCGTGGCCGAATTCTCCCATGTACTCGACATATGCCCGACCATCTCGGAAGTGCAACTGCCGCGCATCGCTACCACGGTTTGCTCGCGATCCATTCCCCTGGAAGCGTCCGGGCTCCAACTTGTTCAGTCCGCCGGACGAAAGCGTCTCCCAGGCAGAGCGAAGGAACGCCGCCATTTCCGCATCATCCATCTGTCGGCCATCGGGACGCACATAGCGGCTGCGATCCAGCAGCGGCATGGTCCGCTGCACCCAGGCGTCCTGACCGGCGCCCAGCACGCGTCCCTGGTCGCTGCCCTGCGGAACGTAACCATATTCGAGCTGGCCGATGTCGCCGCCAGCGTTGTTGAAGCGCTGGCGCATCGTGTCGATGGTGGTGCCCCATGCTCGGGCCGCCTCCACCGCCAGCCGATTGCCGGTGCCGCCTTCGCCGCGGGCGAATATCTCGGTTGCCAGGTCGCGGGTCATCTGGGGGTTCTCGACATCGAACAGAAACAGCAGGGCGCGGCGCCCGGCCGATACACCGTCCGTCGACGCCGCGGCATCGAAGAGGCTGCGCAATTGGGACCAGTATTGGTCCTTCACCCCTTTGATGTAGGCATCGGTCTGCTCCATGTGGCGCACCAGCGCGCGTGATCGGCTGTCGCCGAATAGCTCCTGGATGCGGCCAATCTCGCTCTCCACATCCGCCCGCTTCACGAGCTGGAGCTGCTGGCGCTGCAACTTCAGCCGAGCGTCGGCCCGGGCATCCTGCAGCGCGCGCTCGGCGCCCGCGAGGATGCGCTGCTCCGGCGTCAGCGCCAGCCACGCGGCGCGGTCCTGGCGGGCCAGCATCTGCATGGTGCCGGTAATCCGGTCATCGATGGACTTGATCTCGGCCTGGCTGAGGGTGCGGCCGGCGGCCGCGTTCACCTGGGCAATACATTTCGGCAGCATGGGGGCTCCTTAAGCGGCGCTCACGGCGCAGTTGGCTGCCACGGCCAGCAGATCGGCGTCGGCGTCGTCGCGCGCCAGTTGCTCGTTCAGTCGGCGGATGGCTTCGGAGAGAGGGATATCCTCGGCATCGCCGTCCATACGGACGGGCATATCCGGCTGGGTGGCCTCCAGATCGGCGAGGCGGCCCGATACATAGGCCTCGTTCGTAGCCTCGGCCGTGGCGGCGGCCATCTTGGCCGGCGGCGCGATGGGGTCGATGTCGGCGCGCGCGGCGGCAGGCGTGACCAGGTCCGTGCCGGGGGCAACGGCCTGGGCGCCCGGTACCGCGCCGCCAGCTTCCGCCCGGACAGCAGGCGCAGCACGGCCGCGCTCGGGGATCTGGAACGGCGCCTCGCCAGCGCGTGCCGCCTCGCGCACCCCGGCGGCAACCGGCGTCATCGCGGTGGCCGGAGCATCGATGGCCGCGCGCTCGGCCTTCATCTGCTGGATGCGCTCGTCCAGCACCGCCAGCGCCTGGCGCGCGGCCATGGCTTCGGCGTTGGTATCGATCTGGGCCTCCAGCGCGGCGATGCGCGCATCCGTTTCTTCCGCCTGGGCGTCCAGCTCCTTGCGCGCCCGGTTCAGCGCCGCGCGGGCGCCGGTGCGCGGCTCGGCGGCGCGGATCTGATCCGCCAGCGCGCGGACCTCGACATCGTCCGCCGATGAGCGACGGCCCTGCGCCAAGGCCTGGATCTCCGTGCGCAGCGCGCGGATGGCCCCTGGGTCGGCCAGAGCCTCCGCCTGCGGCAGCAATTCCGCCCGCGCTACCTCCGACCGCGCCACCATGGTTTCCAGCGCGCGGGCCGCGTAGGCGTCCTTCATGGGGAACTGGTCGGCCACGTAGACCGGCAGGCCGTCGGCCATCTGCGCTGAGGCGCGCATCACCGACATCATGGCGTCGTTGGCCGCGCGGATGTCGCCGGCATCGGCCAGGTTCCAGGAGTCCACGACTTCGCGCACGCGCTGCACGCGGGCGGCGTCGACCAGTTCCTGCGCCGCCGGGCCGCGCGGCGCTTCCGCTGTTTCGGCGGCCTGCGCCGGCGCCGCCTGCCCTTCCCTGGCTGCCGCCCGCGCGCGCCCGCGCAACGCCCAGGCGCCGAACGCCGCCGGCACCAGCGTGGATACGGCCAGGCCCACGGGGTCGAAGGGGTCGTACTGGTCGGCCAGATTGCTGTAGTCGGCGTTGTTCAGGATGTCGCGCGTCATCTGCTGCTGGGCGATGAATAGGCCCGGGCCGCCCGCGGCCGCATAACCCAGCGTGCCCCGAACGGTCTGCCCGGCCACTGGGAGCGCCACGCCCACGCCGGTCGTCAGGCCGGTCACGGCGCCGACGCCTGCCCGGGTGGCCAGGTCGACGCCCTGCCGGCGCAGCTCGTCGGAGGCGGCGACACCCTCATCTGCGCCGGTCAGCATCGCGCCCGTGAGCGGGTTGCCGGTGGCCACGGTGTAGCCCACCGCCTTGGTCACCGTCTTGGCGAACCCGAACACCATCTGCTCGGCCGCGCTGGCCGTCTGCGGATTCGGGCCCAGCCATCGGCTTGCGGCGCGCAAGGTGTCGCCGGTATCGCTGCTGAAGGCCGTGCCCTCGTCCAAGCTACGGCGCGCGGCAGCGGTGCCCTGCTCGCGCCAGGCGCGCTGCTCATCCGTCTCGGCAAACGGCAGCACCCCGGTGGTGCCGCTGGCCGCCATGGTGGCACCGAAGGCACCGACGGTGTCGGACAGGAAGGCGCCGCCTTCGACCGCGCCGGCCGCTGTGCCGGTGAATGGCGCCATGACCATTCCCCAAACACTAAAACCCTGTTCAGGGCCTGGTGCGATGGGCGCGAGCTGCGCGCGGTTGCGCAGTGCTTCGTTTATCTCGCCCTGATAAGCATCATCGAGTGCCATTGCTCACCCTCACGATGACCGGCTGGCCGGCCTGATTCAGCACGACGCCCGTGCCGGACGACACGGTGTAGCGACCCTGGCCGGCGTGGCGCAGCACGGCGTTGGGGAGATCCCTGACGAACTCGGCCACCGGGACGGCCCGGCCGGCCACTAAGACATTGCCATCCGGCGCCTGATCCGCGAAGCTTTCGGGCGTCAGCGCGGTCAGCCCACGCTCAAACTGACTCTCCGTCATCCCCAGCGGCAGCGGGATCTTGCCGCCGTTGAAGTCGATGATGCCGCCGGCCACTGTCTCCACCGCGTTGCGGATGCTGCGACCTTCCTTGCGCACATCAGCATCCGCGCGCACGCGCACGGCGGCATCGATTACCGCGTCTTCCATTTCCGGCGTGGCGAATACACCGCGCACCATCTTGGCCATTTCCGACCGCCAGCGCGTCACGTCGGCCTCAGTCACGCGCTTGTCCTTCATGGCCTGCTCACCGCGGATGACCTGCTCCGACACCAGGCCGCCGTTGGGGCGCTGCTGGTCACCGAGTGCAGCGGCCAGGGCCAAGGTCCGGTCCTTGCTATCGAGCTGGGCGGCGATGGCTGACATGGTGCGCGTGCCCACGGCCTTGGACAGCGTCGCGATGCTGGTGGCGCGCTGGTCGGGCGGCAAGGCATTGAAGGCAGACGCGACCTGCAGGGCCTCGTCGGATGTGAACGGCGATACCGGACGCCCCACTACCACCTCGACCTGCTGGGCCTGCTGCAGGCGCGCCTGCACACCTTCAACGATTCCAGGGACGCCTGCGCCCACATCCAGCGGCGCCAGCTCGGGCAGCACGCCGCGGTCGACCGCGGCGCGCATCGGGTCTTCCTTGTACTCGCGCTGGGAGGTTTCGTAGGACTTCTGCAGCTTGTCGAACATGTCCTGCCGCGTGGGTGTCCAGCCGCGGCTATTGCCCTCGGCCAGTAGTCCGTCCAGCATCTCGCGTTGGTTTCGCAGCGGCTGCATGGCGAAGGCCGTGCCGGCCGGCGCCTGCGCGACGGCTGCCTGGAAGGCGGCTTCGTAGGGCGTGCCCTGCATCGCCGACGCCGCGCCGGCCAGGTACTGCGGATCCAGCTTCTTCCCCTGCGTGGAAAGCTGCTGCACCTCGGCGAGGACGCCAGCGGCCTGCCGGTCGCGCCGCGCCGCGGCGATCTCGGCCCGCTGCGCCGCCGCCACCGCGCGCTGTTCCAGCGCCGTCTTGTACCCGGCCGTCGTGTTCAGCAGCACGGCGCGCCGCTGGGGATCCAGGGCGGCGAACTCGTCCGAGTTCAGCATGGATTCCACCTTGTTCAGGTCGGCCATGCTGTTGCGCGCGCCGTTGATCAGGCTGTAGGCCTTGGTCGCGTAGGCCTTCTCCCGGAACGTGTTGATGTTGTTTTCGATCTGGGCAGGCGCCCAGCCGGCGGCCGGCCCCATGGCACGCACGGCCTGGTCGTAACGCTGGGAGGCGGTTGCCGGGTCCGGCTCGCGCTCGAGCGAAATGCCCAGCGCCGTCAGTTCGCCGCCGATATTCTGCTGCACGCGCTTCGTCGCCGTGTCCCGCACCCGAAAACCCAGGGATTGCTCCAGTTCACCCAACTGCGCGCCGACGGTCTCCCGCTGGCCCATGGCCACTTTGGATAGCTGATCGCTCATCAGCTTACGCGACTGCTCATCCCAGGCGCCCTGCGCCTTGGTGGGGTCCAGCTCCCCGGCCTCCACGGACCGGGATATCCGATCCTGTAGATCTATGAGCGCGCCCTTGGATTCGGTGAGCTGGCGCAAGGTCTGCGCGCGACTGTGCGTCTCCAGCAGATCCGCCCCAATACCAGCGATCTGCTGGCCAGCCTGCTGCAGGGCGGCGGCCTTGCCAGTGACATACGCGCCCGTGGGCACGTTCACGCCAGGCGCGGGCTGGGCGACCTGGTTTCCGAAGTTCCCGACAGGAATCCTCATTTCGTAGACCCCTTGTATTTCCACATGCCGTACTGCGCGGCGCCGCTCAGCAGGCTGCTGGTGGCGGCCGTGTTGCCCGCGCTGCGCGCGTTCGCGCCAGAGGTGCGCGTCAGATTGGCTTCGGTGTTCAGCGACCTGCCGCGGCGCTCACCCGTGAGAATCGTATTGAAAGCGTCCTCCTCGGAATCGCGGTAGATCGATTCGTTCACCCGCACAGGCGTCCCGGTGCCTACCGATACCCCCGACGCGGCGTAGGCGGCCTCTGCCTCCGAAGCCTGGCGCCGACCAGCGCGCCGGATCTTCTCGGCCTGGGCCATCGCGGCGTCGCGCTCCTGCGCGGCCTGGATGTCCTGCTGATCCGCCTGCGCGTTCGCCAGCGCCTGCTGCTGCTTGCCCTGCTCCTCCTGGCTCTGGGCCTGAAGAACCGTTCCCACCGCCATCGCGGCCAATGCAAACCATCCCATTTCACAACCCCCAGGAATAGAGATCCCCGACCTTGCGCGCGCCCAGCCGTTCGTAAAGCGCGCCTGTCCGGTCGGTCGTCACGCCGGTCGTGACCCCCATGTTGATGTAGACCGCGCCCCGGCCTCGGGCCCAGGCGAGATACGTTTTCACCAGCCGCACGCCATCCATCGAGCCGCGCCGCGTCGGCGCCACGTAGACGCCGTATTCGAAGGCGGCCACGGTGTTGCCGAAGAAGTCCTGCGCCAGGCCGCCGGCCAGCACTCCGTGCAGGGCGCCGTCGTGCTCAACCGTGAGCAGGCAGCCGTTCTCGTTCCCGGCCAGGTGCTCGAACAGGGCGCGCATTTTGTTCTGGTCGAAATCCAGAGCATGAAACCTGGACTCGGCATGCATCGCCGCAGCCAGCGGCAGCAGCGCATTGATGTCGGAATGGGTAGCGTGCCTAATCATTGGTCGTCCATTTCCGCACGACGGCGAGCAGGTGGAACGGCAGCGGGTCGGGCTGCGTGAATTCGGTGTGCATCTCGCCTTTCTCCCAACCAGTGGCGCCCACGCCCTCCCAGCCCGTAGACGGCATGGGCGGCTCGTCCAGAATCCCCGGGCCGAACTTGCGTAGGCCCACGGGCAAGCCGTTGATATAGGTCCCCACGGTGTTCAGGAACAGCGCGTAGAACTCATGGGGCCGCATGCTGCTGGCCTGGGCGGTTCCCGTGGGCGTACCAATTTCAGGCCGCAAAAGCTTCACGCGGGGGATGACCTGCAGCCCGATCTGAACCTTCTTGGCGTCGCGCGGCAAGGTGACCTCGCCGCCGCTCACGATCATCGGCGGCTGCTTCGCGCCGTCGGCGTTGCACACCACCGTCTTGCCCTCGAGGTGGTCCAATCCACCCCAGACCCGCCTGCCCGCAGGATCCTCACCGAAGGCCGCTGAATGGCAGTAGGCCGCCGGGTCGAAACGTTCCATGTAGCGGCGGGTGGCTCCATTCACGGAGCGCCGGACGGTCACCCAGACTTCATCCACGGCGCCGGCCGGCACCACGCAGACGCTTTCGAAGGCCCCGTCAGTTTCCTGTCGCGTCCAGGCGATCACACCCTCGTCCCGATCTATGGTCATGGTGGCCAGGGAACCGTCAGCGCAGACGCACCACAGGATCGACATAGGCTTTTGCTGATAGGCCATATCCACGACGCCCGAACTCAGCAGGTGTTCAGACAGGATCGTCAAATCGGGTGAGCGGTACGAATCCGTCGCGACGCTGTACGACATGGCAAGCACGCTGGTGCCGGCCCGTTGCACGAAGACCAGCTCGTCTCCAATACGGGCCGGCCGCACGTCCGTCGTGCCGTAGACGCTCTGGTCCTTCGCCTGCACGTTCGTGGGCGTGAGCGGCTTCTCCACGCCGCCGGCCAGCGTCCATTCTGTGCCCAGCGTCAGCGCCAGCAGCGCGCGCACGCTGGCGAGATGCTGGATGCCATTGCTCTCGCCGTCCAGCGCGTAGAAGAAGGCATCGGTGTCCAAGTCGCCGATGGTGAAATCGAAGTACAGGCCAGTGCGGCTGCCCCAGCATCCATTCGGATCGCGCTCCGTGCCGCCAAACACCAGGCGCTGCTGGTTGATGGCCACCGCCTTGGGGTATCCATACTGCGCACCCCACACGCTTTGCTCGAGCGACCAGGCGCCAGCGGGCGCCTCCACGTCCGAATCCAGGTCAGCACGCACGACACCACGAACGGTTCGCGCGTCGACGTACTCGGTGATCAGGACCAGGCCGCGGTTGATGCGCAGGTACTGCCCCACATCGCCCGGCCGGAATCCGTCGTAGCCGGTGGTCACCGATCCGGGGATCATCTGCGCGGTGCCCAGCACCGTGGGCGGCGACGGCGAGCCGGGGACGTCATATTCGAACTGGTTGGGGTCCACGACCGTGATGGTTTCCTGCTGGTTGTAATCGACGGGGTCGCAATCCTCGACCCGAACGAGGTTTCCTGAGCTGTAGCCATGCGCCGGCACGGTCGCCCGCGCCACCGTCGGGGCCTGCAGCACAAGGTTGGTGATCGTCTTCTTGGGCTGCGGTGTGCCCGGCGTCGTGGTGGACTGCATCGTGATGGAAATCGTCTTGCCGACGGTCCCTTTTTCCGAAGGTTTGACGGGAGCCTGCGGCGAACCGGCGAGGATCCAGTCGCCGGCGCCCACCACCGTGGACAGGAACTCGGATTCGACATCCACCACGACGTTCTGGGTGTCGATGAACCCGGTGATGTTGGCGATGCCGGGGCCGGCGATGATCTGGCGTCCCACATCGCTATTCAAGAATGCGGGAGACGGCGTGCTGACCGTACGTGCGGGGCCGATCGTGGGGTCGCTGATTGTCATCTGAAACAGATGGGAAATTCCGATCTCGGCGAATGGCAGCACAGAAAACGGCACCGCGCGCAGGCGCCAGTTCGTCTCCGTCAGGCGCTGCAGCATCTGCGGCGGAACCTGCGGATGCGTGAAGAACATCGTGTTGTCCTTCTGGGCGTATCGCAGTTCCCAGACCGCGGCCACAGACCAGGGGGTGGCAATTTCATAGGGAACGGAGCCGATGACGATCTGGCCGGCGCTGGCCCTGAAGACGCGCATGTAGAAATTCCCCAGCTCCAGGACATAAGAAACGTCCCGGCTGACGACGAAAGGTACCGAGCGCGTCCGGTCCGCTTCGTTTTTCACGGGCTTGATCATGCGCGTGCCGGGTGTGCGCTCGGCCCCCCCGTACACGTTCACGATGACATTGCGCAGGGCCTCGGCGCCGTTCTGGTAGCGTGCGATATCGACGCGGCCCCGCACCTTCGGGGAGATCTCGCCGGCCGTGAAATTGGTTTGGATGGTGCTGATGCGCGGCATGCCGTCCCCCTCAGAACCGAGCCATGGTCAGGGGCGAATCGCCGAACTCTTCCGGCGGCTGGTCTTGGCCGTCGATGGCCTTTGCCACCTTCAGCTTGAACTGCCCCTCCTGGTTGAGGCTGTCGCGCAGCGTCGTGGACGACGTCACCGGATAGGCCATGGCGCCAGCCATGAGGATCTCTGCCGCCTCGACCATGGAATCGTCCCAAGTGCCCGGATTGCTGTTCTCCCAGATGTAGACCAGCGGCAGCGCGTTCACGCACGCCAGAATCCGGCGGCCCTCCTGCTGGTACGTCAGCGGGCAGTTCCGGCGCCCAACCTGCACGGTCTTGAGCCAGTCCATGGGCAGGTTGAACTGATAGCCATAGTCGAAGGCCGGAATCTCCACCAGCGGGGCCAGGATCACGCGCTTGGTCGCGCAGTTCCACGGGTGGGCGCGCAGCACCATGTTGCGCACCGTCGGCCAGATGTTGGCGCAGCGCCCCGCGAAGCGCGAGTTCTCCTGGAAACTGGCGATCGGGTCAGCACCGAGCCGCTGAAGCGCATTGGAGCAGATGGATATTTCGCTGGCGGTAGACATTCAGGCACCTGAAATGAAAAAGCCGGGGGACAAGCCCCCGGCAACGTCCCGCTGGAACCCAGGGGATGACCACGGATACGGTCAGTCGGTCACATACGGAATTTCGAAGCGGATTTGCTGGTTGGCCGCCAGCACAGCACCCAGCACCGTCGCATACACCTCCACGTCCGCCGGCGTGATGTAGTCGGCCGCGGCCGCCACCAGTACGCCAGTGTCCGCGTCGATCTTGCCGGCCGCCGAGATATCGACGCCGTCGGCCACACCGTCTGCGTCGATGACGACCTTGGTGCTGGCATTGCGGATGCCGATGTCGACGGTTGAAGACGCCGTGCCGGTACCGCCCACCGACAGCACGCCGCCGGTCAGGAAGCGGCTGTTCACCGGCACCACGCCCAGCAGGATCGTGTCGTTGATGGCATACGCGGCGTGGGTAGCCGGCAGGGTCGCCACCAGCACACGCTGGCGGCCGTGGGATTCGGCGGGGAGCAGCTTCTTGCGGTCCGCCACCTTTTGCGCTTGCACGCTGTTCACTTCAGCCATGGTGTTCTCCAGGAATTTCGATCAGGGGATCGAGGGTTAGAAGGTGAAGTCGATGGCGACGACCTTCTCTTCCTCGACGCGGACGGCGCCATGGGACGCGCCCATGTCCACCTGCATGAGGTTCTTCTTGTCCTTGCGCCGGCCCGCCGTGCCTTCCACGTAGCCGGAACCGAAATGGATGGCGCTCTTGGCCCAGGCCACGGTGCGCGCGGTGTTGCCGCCCGTGATCTGCACCGCTTCGTACGGCTTCCAGCGGAAGCCCATCCAGTTGCCCGAGACGTCGCCGTCCTGGAGCATCTTCACGGCCAGGAAGTCGGCGCTGGTGAGCGTCGTGTCCGCCAGGATGTCTTCCAGCATTTCGGCGGTGTACGTGATGTACAGCTCTTCGCCGTTGTGCGAGTCGGCCTCGTTCTTGCGGAACATCTTGCGCGCCGTCAGCAGCTTGCCCTTGGTGAAGCCCGTGCCGCTGGCGGTGATGATCTGGCCAGCCGGCAATGCGATCTGGGCGCCGTCCTTGGTCTGAGCGTTTCCGATCAGCGCGTTGTAGATGATCGAGTCCTTGCGGCGATTGTGGGCCGCCACCAGGGACGACATGTAGCTGCCGTTCAGGGGGTTGGCCAGCACCTTGGGCTCGTCGTTGCGGTCGACAGGCAGCGCCTGGAAGAAATCGCGCATCAGCGCGACGCGCGTGCTGTGGGTGGCCTCGGAGAAGACGGTGTCGCCGTGACGGACGGTGTTCTCGGGCATGTCATCGAGCGGCGCCAGGCGGTTGGCCGTGAAGGATTCGCCGGTGATCGTGCCGCGGTCGGTGACGCAGCCAGCGAAGCGGGAATCCAGTTGCTGGGCCTGCAGGCGGATGGTCGTGTCCCACTGGATCACGAACGCTTGGGTAATGGTGTTCGACATGGACAACTCCAAACGGATTGATCGGTTCAATTCGCCTGGCGGGGTGTCCCTGGGGGGGCCCGCATAAGTCGCCCACTGCTGCCGGCTACCGCACCACTGGGAGGGCTCTTACCGGGTGTCCGCGTGCCATGCGGGCCGGTGAATGCCCGCAATGGTCACGCTGTGGGGGTGCCGAAATCTCGGCAATTTGAAGAGCGGCTAGGCCACGACTTCCTTGCCGTGCTTGCGCTCGAAGTAGGTACGCACGCGCTCGCTGACCTTTGCATGGTCCGGATGGCGCGGGTTCTTGTAGGCGTCCGACAGAATCAACTGCTGGACGTCGTCTTCGCCGAAGGCGCGGAACGACGTCTTGCCCGGGCCGGCATCTTCCTGGAACTCGGAGCCGATGGCGGACATCAGGCGCAGGAAGGTGGGGTTGTTGCCCAGGCCGGCCTGCTCGATCTCTTTCATCGTCACGCCCGCGCGCTCGGCGGCCGCAGCGGCGCCCGCATGGGCCAGCCCCGCCTGGCGCTTGAACCCCTGTTCGTCCTTGCCCCAGACCTTCTGCAGTTGCTCGGTGGCCTGCTGCTGGTCCAACGCCTGGAAACCCTGCGCCATCTTCTGGGCGCCCTCGAAGTGGTGCTTCATGACCACGTCCAGTTGTGCCTGCGTCAAGCCGGCTTTGTGCGCGTCAGCCAGGAAGGCCTGCATGGCCGGATCATCCCCGGCCTGGTAGTCGGCCATCGCCTCCGGCGGCTGCACCTTGTATTCGCCCACATCCTTCGGCGGAACGTCGCCCGTCCCCAGGCGCTTTTCCAGATGTCCATGGGCGTCGGCGAGCTTTCGTGCCGAGGCTTCCAGGTCGAAATCCCCGCCCTCCTTCGTCACGCGGTATTTCTCGGGGATGAATTCCTGCGGAAGGGGATCAGCACCGCCCTCTCCCTGCTTCAGGAGGGAACCGGCCGCAGGCGCGGCGCCATCACCTCCCGCGGTGGCAGGGGCGTCAGCACCACCTGCGGGCGCGCCGTCATTGCCGCCGGAGCCATCGGCCCCGGTGCCGCCACCAGCGCCGCCACCATCCTCGCCAGCTTCCTGCATGACGCGATGCATCAGTCCACGAATCCACATTGATCACTCTCCTGGTTCGGCGTTTACGTCGGGCACGCCGTTGGCCCGATTGATCTGCGCCGTGATGAAGTCCAGCACCAGGCGCATGCCGCCGCGCTCGTAGGTCTTGAGGACCGCATCGATGCCGCCGCTGTTCACCTGGGGCCGCGCAAACCGCTGGATCAGGTCCTCCAGCACCGCGGCGCCGCGCCGGTCATCCTCGAAAATTTCCTTGTAGACGCTGGGTTCTACGGTCATTGCTGTGCCATCCGTTGAATGCCGGCGCTTGCCGCTTCCATGCCGATCTGCTGCTGCATGGCCTGCTGCTGGGCCTGCTGTTCCTGCTCGGCGCGAATGCGGCGGATCTCGGCCACGTCATCCGCGTTGCGCACGATCTTGGCGGGAACGCCGCGGCCGTCAGCCGCGATCCGCATGCCCTCGTCCACGTCATAGTTGTCCCACACCGTGGGATCGCCCTTGGCGGCCGCCAGTTGCGCCGCCGCGGCGAAGGTGCCCTCGATAGCGCTGACCTCTTCCAGCTTCTGGCTCTTGGCCATCGGCGACAGGTAGACGATGCTGTAGGGGCGGCCGGCCAGGGACTGCGGTGGAGGATCGAACAGGCCGGCGCGAAAGGCCAGGCCGAAACAGCGATTGATCAGCGGCTTCAGGTACTCCGACTGCATCCGGCCGTAGACCGGGCCCAGCAACTGGCGGATGAGGTTGATGCGCGCGTAGAACTCGGTGGCCGTGCGCGGCTGCCCCTCCATGGGCGGCAACTGGTCGGCCATCATGATCTTGCGGATCTTGGCTTCCAGGTCGGCCCGTTTCGTGAAGGAAATGTTGAAGTCCGCCCCAGTCTGCAGCGGCTTCATGCTGTCCACGCTGTTGGCCACGATGATCTTGCGCGGGCCGACTTTCACCGTGCGCGGGTTCAAGACGCCGTCGTCCTCTGCGATCCACATGCCCGCTACGGCGATATCGGCGTTGGCCAGCTCCATCTGAGCCAGCTTGTTGATGGTTTTGGTGTCGGGCAGCGCGTCGAACATCGGCCCGACTGCATAGACCGAATTCGGGATACGGGTCCAGCGCGGTGCGAAGAACGGCTGCTCATGAAAGCCGGATTCCCGCACCACCTGCTTGTTGTCGCAATCCACGTACACCGAAGCGAACGGCATGTTCCGCGCCCGCGCCGCGCCCTGGCGTCCGTGGCGGCGCGGGTAGATCGCGTGGATCAGGTTGACCTTCTCGTCGTACTTCTCGGAATCGTAAAGTTCGCGCACCTTCTCGCTGACGCTGGCCATACCGAACTGCGAAACGCATTGCTCCACCGTGAGGCAATAAGGGCGGAATATCGTATCGATGGGCCCGGCCGGCGTGGAGGATGCGCAGTAGCAACTGCCGACGGGCCACAGCTCGAATTGAAAGCCACTGACCGCGCCGTCGTTGTCCTGGGCCAGGTTCACGAACATGACGAACCAGCCGAAGGCCACCATGTCCAGCAGGCCGTCCATGCTTTCCGCATCGAAGTTGCTGGCGTGGATCTCAGTCCATAGGCTCTGTGCGGATGCGTCCAGCCACTGGCGCTCGCTATCCTGCTGGTCCTGCACGGTCAGTCCGAACCAGCGCGTGTTCGACGGCGTGCTGCCCGTCTGTGTGCTGGAGGCCAGGATGCGCGCGGCGTCCGGCGCTGTGGAGTCGTACATCTGGGCCTGTTTGGTCTGCGTACCGCTCAGTTCCTCGCGCTCGCCGTAGAAGCCCTGCGACCGGATGGGGAAGCTGTAGTCGCCGCACTCGCGCCAGGTGTCTTCGTTCGGCGTGCGCACGCCCTTGAGTTCGCCGAGGCGGCGGATGATCGAGGTGGCAAGATCCACTTGCGACACGGCGGGCTACTCCCCGAGTTTGTTCTTGCCGTAGGCCAGGACGGAGGACGTCTGGGCCTGCTGCGTCTGGCCGCCACCACCCGATGACAGCAAGCTGTTGGCGCGGCGCTGGCGCGACTGCTCCGCAACCTTGGCATTGGCGGCAGCGGCGGCCTCGTTCTCCGCCTTCTTGCGCTCAGCCTCAGGGTCAACGGCCGCGGTGTCCGGCGTATCGGGCGGATCGTCCCAGCGCTTATTCAGGCCGATGGGGTCCAACACCTTCTTCACGAAGCTGCCACACATGGTCAGCCCTTCTTCGCCGGCACGACCCAGCCATCGCGGGACAGCACGGGCGCGGTCAGGGTGTGGGGATCGATATCGGCTGCGGCCATGCTGGCGTAGTCGGCGCGCGCCTTGGGCGGCTTTGCGGCCTTGGGCGGCTCGACAGGTTGCTCCGCAGGTGCAGCAGCAGGTTGGATGTCTTGGTCCTGGGCCGCATCCGGCGCCGGCGCGGTGGCGGGCACTTCGCCCGGGGTCTGGACCTGGAGATTGCGTTTGGCCATGCTCGGCTCCGTCTTTGGGGGAAAGATCGGAGCCGATTGTCTGGCTCGGCACTGGCCGAAATCTCGGCTTTCTATGCCCGGTTGGCGTACAAACGCGCGCCGACGGTGCTGTCGCTGATGGGCAGGGACTCGCGCGGAAGCTGGGTTGCCTCGCTCCAGAACTTCACCAGGGTTTCCCCATCCTGGTGCCCTGGGCTGCATCCGGCCTGCCAGCTCGTCAGGGTCGACCGCGGGATGCCGGTGAACGATGACACGTCGTGCAAGGAATACCCCTCCGTGCGCAGCGTCAGCAGCACGCGGTTCCAGTCGATGCGCGGCGCCGGCTGGATCCTCACCATGCCTCGGCCTCCCCGAGCGTCCGCCAGTTGTCCACGCGGCTGACGGCGTGCACCAGCGGGCGCTGCACCAGAGCGGCGCGCGCAGCCATGGTGCGCAGGAAGCGATCCAGGCGGTACGCCGGCGCGTGCAAGGCGTCGTGCTGACGGCTGGGCGCTGGCTCACCGATGGGCGCCAGCACGAAGCGCTGCATGTAGCCGATGACCGCGCCACGGCTGGGCAGCGGTTCGCCCGTCAGGCGCTGGATCTGGGCGCACACCATCGCATCGGTGATCCGGCCGCCCAGATCGTACCCAGCCTGGCGGATCTTCGCAGCCGCCGCGCGGCGCACGTAGCGGGCATGGGCGATTTGCTCAGGGGTTCTGGCCATCGTTGTCTCCGTGTTCTTCCGCGTCGCGGCGGTAGGCGCTGGCCAGGGCCCAAACGGCCAAGCCCAGGCATGCGGCCAGGAATCCCAGCCCGGCCAGGACGATCCACCAGCCGTTCATGCTGCGCGCTCCTGTGCAACGGCCCAGTCCAGCACGGCCAGGGCATCAGCATCGTTGTCCGTCTCCGGACGGAAGCCGCGGGCACGGGCCTGGGCGATCATCGCCGCCTTGTCTGCCCCGCCCTTCCCCGTCCAGTGTCGTTTCACGGTCTGCACGTTCGTGCCCACCAGCTCGATGTTGCGGCGGTCGGCGGCCATTTCCACCAGCGCGCGGAAGGCGCCGTAGCAGTGGGCGTCACGCACGCCGGCGTGGAAGCTGACGTGCTCGTAGGCGATCCGGTCCACGCGGTGCAGGTCCAGCAGCTCGCCCAGCCAGGACTGGAAGCGCAGCCAGCGCTGCCCGGCGCTCCAGCTCGAGCGCGGCGCAAAGCTCTGAGTCCCGTGCACCACCTTGCCGTCGCGCTTGCGCACCGCGTAGCCGGTCTTCGTGCCCAGGTCCAGCGCCAGGATGCAGACGTTGACCGCGGCTGCCGGCGCCTCGGGCGCGAATAGGCCGGCCTGCGCCACGTCCAGGCCCAGGGGCGGCGAAACGTGCGCGCGCGCGATGGCCTGCACGTCAGCAGCGCTCATCCCCTCCGGAAGCGGCACGATCTTCCGGGGGCCAAGCAACCCAGGGTTCTGCTGCACCTCACGCAAAAAGGCGCGGGTCTGGGGCGTGTCTTCGACCACAATGCGGCCGGTCGCCGCCAACGGCTCGTAAGCCTCCAGTTCCATGAAATCGTTCATCCGAGGTCACCTACGAGGTCAACGGCCTTGTGCCAGCTATCGCTGACGGCCTTGGCTTTGGAATCGGGGCCGGCCAGGCGCTGCTGAGGCATGGCGCATTCGTCGCCGAGGATGCGCTGCATCAGCGCGCCGAGGGCGCGGGCGGATTGGCGCGGCAGCGCGGCGTAAGCGCTGGCGATGTCGCCGCGGTTGTGCCGCTGCAGCCACGGGATCACGTTGTCCGGCAGGGTTTGGCCAGGCCGTGTGTTTTTGAGCCTTGCGGCCAGGACGAGCAGGTTGCGCCGGTTGTGCATGCGGGCAGTGATGCCGGCCAGTTCGCCGTACGCCATGCCGTGGTGCAAGTGGCAGAACCAGTCCGACGAGCCGGTCGTGCTGTCGGCGATGCTGCCGGGCAGAAAGCATCCTCGGACGCAGCACATGCCGTGGTCCTGGACGGGCTGGTGTTGGCCGCTGACGGCGGCGGCTTCGTCGGCGTAGCTCATGCGGCTTGCTCCTGTGCGCCGCGCTGGCGCAGTTCTTCGAAGATCCGGTCCTTGAACGCCGGGTAGGACTCGCCGCCACGGGCGAACATGCCCAGCTCGCGGCCCTTGCGGTCGATGCCGCCGTCGGACATCCACCAGCGGTCCTGATCCGGCTTGGGCACAGCGCCCTGCTTCGGCTTGTCCGGGACAACTTGCGCGGCCTTCTCCCGCTGCGTCTCCAGCACTCTGGCGAGGTATGCCCAGGTCATCGGGTTCGGGGCAGAGCGTGCTGCCCGCGCGGCTTGCAATCCGGCCATCGCTTCGTCGGCCCCCAGGCCTTTGTCGACCCATGCCCGCAGGATGGGATTGCCAGGGTTTGCATCGGTGATGCCCTGGGCGCGCAGCAGCTTGGACATGGCGCCGTAGGGCGTGGGGTCAGGCAGGTAGGTGCCTTGCGCGCCCGCGCTATCCTCATCTTCTTTTAATTCTGGTGTCTGGTGATTGGTGATTGGTGATTGGGTAGCCGTTGCAGGCGTTGCAGGTGCCGTTGCAGGTTGATCCGATTGCGTTGCAGGTGCCGTTGCAGAATTACCGCTTGAAATGCGTTCGACCATGGCCCGCAACTCCTCCATTCGAATGTTCCAGGGGGCATGTTCCCCAGCATCCGTCAGGACTTTGAAGAGACGCGCGCGCTCGTCGCGGTGCCTGCGCAGGCGGTTGTCCTCGTTGGCCTTCTTGACGACGCGCTCCGGCTCGCCGGCCTGGTATGTCGCAATGGCATCGTCGCAAGTTTCCTGGTGCCAGCCGTCGTCCTGCAGCACGAAGAATTCGTTCAGCACCGCCGCCACAGCCTCACGCTGGATCTTGGTGGTAGCGCGGACCTGACGGCACGCCTCCTTGATGTCTGCCGGGATTGGCTGCTCCTTGCGGTAGTACCAGCGCATCAGGCGCGTGTAGGCCATGTCCTCATCCCAGGACAGGTGCGCCGTGGCCGCGTCGTAGTCGCGGATGTGGTGCTCGTAGTAATTCATGGGGCCGTCCTATAGGCAAACGGCTTGCGGACCAGTTCATGGAAGCGTTCGCGGGCCTGTTGATCGTGGTCCAGATGCGCGCGGGATTCGACATGGCACACGCGCCGGATAAAGGCCGCGGCCTCGTCGGCGCTGCGTGCGCTGGCGAATGCCCAGAAATCGGGGTTTTTGCTGAGCCGGACGGCGAGCAAACATATCGGGCCAGTCTTCATTCGTCGTCCTCGAATGCCAGGTGATCCACGTTGTTGATCTGGTCCATGCGCTGGCGCGCAAGGGTCAGCATCGCGGCAAGCGTGGCCTCGTCGTAGCACTTGTATTCCTGGGGCGTCGCCTTCAGGCCCAGCGACGCAAGGAACAGCGCCATGCGCTCAATCTCGCCGGGCCGGCCGTCCGTCTTCTTGTCCTTCCACCGGCTGATTGCAGACTCGTCCAGCCCCACGCATGCGGCCACATGCGCATGCCCAACGCTCGCAAGGCGTTGCAGGATGGCCTGCTGGATCCTGCGTGCGCGTGCAGATGTAACGGCGGAAGATTCAGGTATGGACATCGCCAACACCTACGAAATGGGCGCCCAGCCCATGCGGGCTATGCTTTCGGCTCTCACACACGAAACCCTTACGGGAGGAGCTGGGCATGGAATCGAACGATCTGGCCGAGCGCGCATTCGCGCAGGCCGCCGTCTTGAATATCGTGATGAACGGCATCATTCGCACCCTGGATCACGATCAATTGGCATCGCTTCAGGAAAATCTGACGAAGACGGGCGCGTTTCAAGAAGCCGCTCTACTTCGAGCAAGTATTTCCGATGGCGCTGTAGAGCAGTTCTCAACGCTGCTCGCGCAAATGCAGCAGCTCCTGCAGGATCTGTTGGCCTCACCCTCGGGAACAACATCACATCGTCCAGGTTAGGCGGCTCGGCATCGAACCCTAGGGCGTTCAGAACGCCGTTCTCCACGTCGCGCAAGGCCTCCGCAGCCAGTTCAACGCGCCGCGCCGACTCGCGTAACCGCATCGCCATCTGTGCGACCGGATGGGATCGGAGTCGGCGCAGCTCCTGGAGAGCAGCCTCAATTGCGGCGATCTGCGCGCCTATCTGGGCGCCTTTCGAGTGGGTGCTCATCTCAGGCCGCCTCCTGGGCAGGGGCGGCCACCGGATTCACGAAGAGATGCGGGTACTCCAGCCGAACCTCGGCGGGGATACCGCGGCGCTTCCAGTTGCTCACGCGTTGAACGGCGCCGGGCTCGTCCAGGATCCCCATCAGCTCGGCCACTTTCGTGGGGCCGCCGTGGCGATCGATGATTTCGGCATGAGGGTGCAGGTCGTTGTCCATGAGGGCTCCAATTTGCCCTCATTAAACACTGTGTTTAATTGTTTGGTCAACACGGCGTGTATCAACAAGGCGTTGACCACGGCCACAATCGCGGCATGAAAGCAATGCACGCCCACATGGAACGGCTCTACGAAGCCGCGCGCGCCGCCGGCCGCATCACTGGCGACGCCGATCAGACAGCTATGGCCCGCCTCTTGAACGTCGCCCCGCAAAACGTCAACAACTGGGAAAAGCGCGGTCCCTCAAAGGAAGCGTTGCTCGATGCGCAGGCTGCATTCGGTGTGAATGCCACATGGGTGATGACCGGTGCGGGTCCGATGTTCATCGGCGGCGCGGCCCCTCGGGATGAGCAATGGCCGTTCACGCGCCTAGACATTCGTCGAGTCCTGCGGCTAGCGCCCGAAGACCGCGCGTTTGTCGAAGGGAAACTGGAGGCAGCGGTCGAGCTTGCTGAAGGCCGCGTCATTGCTGAGAAAAGCCAAGCGGGAAACCGCGCCGCCTAGGCAAATCGCATTGGTTTGGTCCTGTGGTAGAGAGATCCGCTAGGAGGCGGCAATATGTTTTCCTTCGTGCTCTATTCCGATGACTCCATATCTATGCATCTGAACTGGTTCGGGCTGGGAGCGCTGACCGTGGTGGATAAACACGGCGGTCGACGCCGCGCGCACCCGATTCAAAAGCAATTTTTCCGGGCTGTAGCCGACGAGCTACAGACCATGGGAGTTTCCCTAAGCCCATCTGACCCAGTGTGCCGATCCGCATTCCGTGAAATCGCCAAGACAATCTACGATTTCCCTCCAGATGGGCTGGTGTGGCGCACAGCGTATGCCGAAGGTCCGAAAGCGCTCGCACAGGGACACCTCCAGATGGTCCGGGAAAGGCCGTAACCACTGCCATCGGCACAGCCACCTCAACCGGTGGCTTTTTTTTTGCTCAAAAATAAACACTGTGTTGACTTATAAATAAACGTCGTGTTTAATTCTCCCAACGCCTCACCACTCACGCATCACCGAGTACCGAGGCACGTTCTTTGACAAGTTGAGATGGGAGAGGGGGTGCCTGGCATCCCGAGCTGGATACCCGAGAGGGCGAACGCGGCAGGGCTCCAAACGTACCTTGGCGCTGCAAGTTACCCACTCTCGTGGACTTGCGGCCTACCTTGGTGCCAACCATGCACCTGCCCGCCAGTATCCAGCAAAGGGCTTGGGTGGGTCGCTAACCCCGCCCACGCGCGGGCCCTGTCAGCACATGCTTTCGGGGGTATCCGCTTCCTGGCGTTTGCGTTCTAGGTTCCCTTATGGCTGGCGATCAGGTGTTAGCGCACCTGCGCTGGATCAGGGAGTCCAAAAATTGGGTCAAGGTGACCTCCTTTTTGGGTTCCCAAAGTGAACCCTGGCACGTTTTTAGCCGGAAGCCCTGCCCAAGGTCAACGCACCTCCTCCCCCATCTCTCCTTGTCTTGATAGACACCTCACCACCCGGTGAGCAAGGGAGAAACCATGGACCACGTCATCGACACCTACGGCATCGCCGTCAGGAACCTGTACGAAATCCGCACCACCGCGAAGGGCCCGGCCGTTGCCCGCCTGACCTCGAACACGCCTGAGGCCGCGCGCCACCGCTACAGCCGCAACAGCGGTTCGATGGCGCCGACCTGGGCCGTGCTGGTGTCCCGCGCCTTCCCGCAAGACCTCTGCCAGATCCTTCCCGCCTGACCCACTGCCCGCGTGGCGGGCTAGGAGAAACCTGTGTCGAACATCACCACCACCGAACTCACCATCACCATGCGCAAGCTGCGCGAATGGCAGGCCTGCGATGACGGCCGCCAGTGGTTCGAGTCCAAATTCCCGCAGGGCGCGGCGTATTCCGCTGTCCAGCAAGCCCTGCGCGCCGACAATCGCTTCGACGATTCCCGCTGGCTGACGGACCACGTCTTCTCTTCGCTGCTGTCCGACCCTGCCGGCGTGACGAGT